GGTCTTCGAGCGGCAATCGAAGGGGGTCTACTTCCTGATGGGCTCGCTCCGGGAGCCGACACGCCAGGCACGCATGGGCAAGGGCTACTCACACGACTTCATGGCCGGCCCGGATGGGAAGATGCACCCGATGACCATTGGCCCCGGAGAGACCTACGGTGCGATGCCGGCCCTTGGGCTCATGGAAAAGACGATCAAGAGCGTGACTTCTAGGACGCAAGAGATCATCGCAGAAGGCATAGAGAAGATCCTCGAAGGCAGAGGCAGCCCATGAGCAATCCGTCGACTCCAGAGATCTACATCAACTACCGGCTGAACTCTGAGCCTGAGGTAGTTGCCATGACCGGATACAGGCACTACGCGATCTTCGTGCCCAAGGTTGGCGGCGAACTCCCGTTCGTTGTCTACGCACGCCGGAATGCCAGCGGAGAAGACACGCTCCGTGATGGCCCGGTTGGGCTCCCGATGACTCACGTGCAGATCTCTTCGTGGTCCGAGGACCCCGACGAGGCGAGGCGGCTCGGCGACGCTGTTCGCCGCACGCTCGACGGCCGCCCCGGAGCCGTGGGTGATGCTACAATAGTAGATATACGCCTCGTCACTGAGGCCGACGACTTCGTGGAACCTCAGGGGGCCGGGGCACAACTGCCGCTTGCCTACGAGGTCAGGCAACTTTATCAGGTACGCTGGCAACAGTAGTTCAAGGAGTTTCTCAATGGCTGTTTCCTCACAGGGGCTGACCTTCACGTTCGGGGGCACCGCTCTCTCCGTCACCAACGTTCAGGTCAATGAGAGCCAGGACCTGGTAGACGCGACCGACCTCGGCGTCGCCCAGAACGATCGCCGAATCTACATTGGCGGTTTCGCCAGCGACGCGGAGGTGACGATCGAGTACTTCGGCAACCTCCTGACGAGTGGCGTGAGCGGTGCGCTCGACATCTCGGGCCCGCTCTCGTATGCCGGCGTTGCAACTGTTTCGTCTTCGAGCGTGACCGCGGCCGTCGGCGACCTCGTCCGTGGCAGTGCATCGTTCCGCGTCCGCTAAGGCGAGGTCACGATGCCAGGCTCCACGGTCAGGAAGGCATTCGTATCGTCAGGGGGCTCGATCTCCTGGGGCGGCTACACGATCGTCCCGACTGCGATCAGGTTTAACTCGGCGTCGGCCGAGGTGACTTCGATTCCGTGGCTGGGTTCAGCCAAGAACACGCCACCACCTGTCGTCCCGACGGGCGACTTCCAGGGTGGCGGGATCTCGGTCACGTACAACCGACCTGTTAACGACATCAACTTCTCATCTGCCGTCGGGCTCTCGGCACCGTTCACCTACACGGACGGCAACGGATACAGCATCTCCGGCAACAACATGCTGCTGGTCTCGACGAGCGAGGAAGTCGGGACCGGCGCGGTGGTGACTGCTACACTGGAGTTCACGTTGACGCTGTTCAGCGGGAACAACTGGTCCTAATAGGAGTGGTAGCAATGGCAGTGCTCTCGAAGGGGGCGATCCTCGCGGCAGACGACGTGAAGTTGAAGACCGTGGATGTACCTGAGTGGGGCGGGACGGTCTACATGCGTGTGATCAGCGGGGCGGATCGAGACAAGTTCGAGCAGGCTTACAGCGACAAAGAACTGGGGATGTTCCGCGTCCGGTTCCTGGCAGCGTCGATCTGCGACGAAAACGGCTCTCGCCTCTTCTCTGACGAAGAGATCGATGAACTCGGCCGCAAGTCGAGCATCGTGATTAACCGCCTCTTCAACGCCGCGTTCTCGCACAACGCGTTCACGTCGGAGGCTATTGACGAGTTGGGAAAAGACTAGAGGACCGCCCCGAGCGTCGGTTCTACTTCGCCTTGGCAAAGACGCTCGGTATGTCGGTCAGGAGGCTGTTGGCTGAGGTCGATTCTGAGGAACTCGCTGAGTGGTATGCGTACCACCAGCGATGGCCGCTCGACGACGGTTGGCAGCAGACGGCTCGTCTTTGCAGCGTGGTCTGTGCTGCCAGCGGGAACTTCAAGCGTGCCCCGAAGGAGGCTGACTTCATCCCTACCGCCGTGACTCAGAAGCAAACGTCACAAGAGATGCTCGCAGAGTTGGCCAAACTAGGCGGTGCAAAGTTGAGCGGGGGGCAGAATGGCACGCAACCTAAGTAAGATCTCGGCCGTCATCTCCGTCAATACGGCAGAAGCCCGCCAGAAGTTGGCGGGCTTCGCCGGTGACGCCAAGAAGTACGCTAAGTCTCTAGACGCCTCTTTTCAGCGTACATCGACTAGCATTCAGCAGTCGTTCGAGAAGATCTTCACCGAGCAGCAGAAGGTCAAGCGTGCCATCCAGGCCGGGCTGCAAGCGGGCGTCGACCCGAAGGTGATCCGCACGTTCGCTGACACCAAGGCCCTTGAGCAGGAGGCCAACAAGATCGAGGCACTCCGCAAGAAGGCCCTCGGCATGTCCTCGGATTCTGGCCAGCGAGAAGCAAACGCTGAGGTCGACAGACTCGCCAAGGCATTCACTGCCCTCAACGACAAACTCGTCCGCACGGGTCGGTTGTCGAAGGACGAACTCAACGTGCTGCGGGAGATGGTCGCAGTCTCCGCCGGAATCAAGTTCACGGGGATCACCGACCGTGACCGGCGTACTGGATACGGCCAGCGTATAAACCGTGACTTCAACGCCAGGGCGAACACACAGTTCTTCGAGGAGGCCCGGCTCGAAGAGTCCGTCCGGCAACTGACGGCCTACCGGAACATCATGAGGCAGATCGGGGCCACCACGGGAGGCCCTGTTGCCGATGCGTTTCAACGACTCAAGAACGTGCAGGCGAAGTCGGCCAAGGAAACCGACCCGAATAAACTCAAGAAGTACGCGGACAGCATCGAGAAGGCCCGTGCCGCGTTGGAGAAACTGATCGCGGCTGAGGCCAAGCGGCAGGGCGGCAGATCACGCAACCTGAGTACCACGCAAGGCATCCGCAACCAGGTAGACCGACAGTCGACTGGGTTTATGACCTCCGATTGGGGGACCCGGAGCGGCATGGCAATCCAGCAGTTAACGTTCGCGTTCGACGACTTCAACTCGGCCACCGGCGGCCTGGATGCCAAGATCAGGGCGATGGGCAACAATATCTCGCAGATGGGCCTCATCGTAGGTGGCACGGCTGGCCTTATCGGAGGCGTTCTACTCGGCGTAATGGCACAGTTGTACGCTTCTTACCTCAAGCATGCGGACGCCATCAACGACTCGACCCAGGTGAATAAAGTCCTGGCTGACCAGGAGCAGCGGCTTGCCTCAGCCCGCCAGAAGCAGTTGGATATCGTCAAAGCCATCGCGGACTCCCTGGAGCAGGCTGGGCTGACCGACGCCCAGAAGACAGAACTCAACGCCACCAAGGAGGCGGAAGATTATCGCGCGGCGAGGGAGGCCGAAGCGCGTGCTCAGGTCGGCCTCGGCGACCAAAAACTCCGCGGGCTTAGGGCCAGGCAGGGACAGATTGACTCCGAGATGAATAGGGCGGAGACTTCGCTCCCTCGCCGGCGGGAGTTGGAAGCCGAACGCCGAGACATCGACAGGCAGATCAGCGCGAGGGAGCGGGATCTGCTTGACCGCGGCCCAGAAGCACAAGGCGTTGGCGTGAGTTTGCTGACCGACTTCGTCCGAGAGTTCAACCGGATCGTCGAGCGTGACCTGACATTCCCAGGCATGGCTGATACCGGGCGGCAACTAGATCAGATACTCGCCCTCCAGGGGCAAATACCCGCTGAGATGTTCGACCAGTTGGCCCTGGAATTCTTGCAAAGGTGGGCTTCGGAAAACCAGCCCGGTGGTTGGAATCCACTCGCCGGGCACACGGCAGGATTGCGAGGAGTAGGCAGCCAGGCCGCCGGCGCGCTCGGCGACAGGGATGCAATCGCAGCCGACCAGTTCGCTCAGGGCGTTGCAGATCTGATCCCAGGTGTACGAAAGGCACAGCAAGACCTCGACTCGCTTGGGTCAATGCTCCAGCGTGAGTTCGGCGACAAGATCCCCGCTCACTTCATCCAGGCCGCTGACATCATCCGAGACAAGATGAACGCCGTGTGGACGGCCCTGACAGCAGGAGAGATCACCCCGGAGCAGGCTGCGGCCGAGATGGACCGCCTCAGCGGTGCCCTGGGTGAACTCAACGACGCCGCAAGAGAAGCGGCATCGGCGGCCGACTCCGAGAGGCGTGGTCTAAGCCTCCTCGCCCAGATGCGCATCGACGCCTTCCAGCGTGAGCAGGAGGCCAAGAAGCGGTTCTACGAAGAGGCGGAGATGTTCGCCTTCGACCGCGGCATGGACCGCGTCAGGGATTTCAACCTTGGGGCCCGTCAGACTGACGGCGTGACCGACGCACAGGCTGAAGAAGAGACGGTTGCGATGATGATGCGTGAGTTCGCTCCCGCTATAATGCAACTGCTTCAGGCACAGCAAGGGGCACTCATTGAGGGCCGTTCGAGGAAGTCCCTGGAGATGCAAGACGTGAGCACTTCATCGGGTGCAGCGGAGTTAGCGAGGCTTGTTTCTCAAGAGGACTCGGCGAAGAACGCCGACCTCGCTGAACTCAGGAAGCAGTCGAAACTGCTTGGCGAACTTGTGCAGCAAGGCGAGGCGGAAGGAATCATCTAATGGGGACACTCTACGAACTAGCAACAGGGCAGTCTTCTCGCGAAGGCAAGATCGGCGAGCGTCTGTCTGACACCTATGTCAGGAAGTTCAAGTATCTCAAGAGCCAGCCCAACGAAGCCTACTCACTGCCAACATTGACCGGAATCGGTATCGGCTCGCCGATGCCAGGCAATCCATTCGTGACGTGCGTTTCTGTCGATGACTCGCCGGAGGGTGAGTCTAGGCTCGTTCGGATCTTCTCGTACACCTACAAAACAATCGCACACACCGGAGGGCCTGCGGAGCAGCAGCAAGCACCGGATGTGCGACCGCCGAACTACTCGTTCAACTTCGGCGTCGACTACGTGGCGACTACTTCGTGGCTGGCGAATCCAGTCGTGAACGGGGCCGGCTACGTAGGTGCTTATACTCCAAACAGCGAGATGGTCGCTGGTCTCGAAAAGCCGCAGTTGACTGGTATTCTGCGTGTGAAGCAGTTCGTGATTGATGACCCCGCATTCGCAAACGAGTATGTCGGCTATGTCAACGACGGGCTGTTCGAGGCCGGCTCATTTTCTGCGATCGCGAGGACGCTGCTGTTCCGAGGGATCGACGCGCAGCCCGCGGTCGAGTCTTACCAGGACATGTCATACTGGGGCTGGAACGTAACCTACGAGTTCGCGTACCGCGAGAATCGCCAGGTGATCAACACGACCCTCGGTAACGACGCCGACAATCAGGTCGAGGTCAATATCGGGTGGGACAAGGCAGTGCCGATGACGAGCCGGAATGTCTTTTGCTCGACCAATGTCGGTGCTGGCTTTTACGATCCGCTCGCGTTCCCGCTTGAGCACAACAGGAACGGTGCGATCAAGACCGGCCCCGGCCCCATTGGCGGCAAATACTTCTGGGCTGAAGACCCCAACAACCCAGGCAATACCGTTGAGGACTCGACATGCCGAGCCATGGTTGCCATCCCCGCGGTGAAGGGTGGGTTCACTCAAGTGCCAGCCGGCGAACCGATTCCAGTGAACAACGACGGCTCACCGCGGAGTCGCGGCAGGAAACCGCTGGTCTACCGCCGCGGGTTCCATAAAGAGACCAACTTCAGGGTTAACTTAGGCTTGAGGTAGATCGCATGGCAGAGAAGTACTTCCTGTCGGAGCCGACTGCGAAGAAGTTGCAGACGCTGCTCAACTCTGGTGGTGAGTACTTCTCCGGAGAGGGAGAGTACGGCGGTGCCGCCCGTGAACTCGATGTGCCGGTCTACTTCCGGCTGACTGAGCCGCTAGATCCCTGCCAGTCTGCACGGGCCGTCGAGGCCAGGCTTCTACACCCAGAGTGTGCTGAGTTTGAGGATGTGCCAGGCGGCCTCGGAACCGCCTCATCCTCGCCGCTGAAAGTCTATGACATCGATCAGGCAATCCGCCGCTACAACGTAGGACTGCTCTACAGCCCAGACACGCCACTTCCAGTGGGCACGATTGTCCAGGCTCTCCAAGAGAACACGAAGGACGAGATCAATCCGGGGCAGAACGACCATGGTTTCTGGCGCGTCGTCGGCGTGATGGGGTGTGATTGCGGCTCAACCTCACCAACG